AGATCAATGAGCTATTTCTTGGAACCGACGCGGCTTTGATTGCAGCGCGGAGTGCCGGACAAGAGGACCAATATCTGGCGATCCTTCGTGGTGCGCAAGCGCAAGCGGGACCGTTGGCGGCGGCTTACGGGTTGACGCTACCATGACCCGATCCGAACAAATCTTAACCGACGCAGGCCAAGCGATCCGCGACTTCGTGCTGTCCACAGTGGATGATGTAGCTTTCTCCGGCTACCTTCGAGACATGCGCAAATTCAGCTTGGGCTACGGGCATATTTCGCAGGTTAGCGGTATTGAGCAAACGCACATCATGCGCAAAGACCAAGCCGGAGGGATTGTTCAGGCACAACGCATTGGCCGAACGTCGCCTTATGCCAAGACGACGGCAGCGAAAGATTACGTCCTAAAGCCGCTGACAATCAACGAGCATGGCGACCCGGACACAGACCCGGATTGGCATGGTTGGTGGCTTGAAAACTGCCCGGAGCCGTATCGCGCGCATGTGTTGGCCGAATATATCGACAACGTAACCTTGTTGGACGCGATATTCTTGGAAACTCACGGTCGCCAGCCGAAGAACAAGGGCCGCGACTATTACATGGGCCAACGTCAACAAGGGCGTTCTTGGGGCGCGATTTGCACCGAAATCGAACGCAACGCGAGGACCGCGTAGGTGTCTCAATATACGAAGGCGGCATTCTGGTGCGAACCGTTCGACGGCGGTTTCAAAACGACCGATTGGCTTTCTTGGCACATCGGCCGGGTGGACAGTGGACAGCGTTTGACCGTCCCTCCGGGGTTCTATTTCGACGTATCCGTTCCGTTTTTGCTTCATTGGCTTTTCGACCCGCACGACCCGCGATATTTGAAGGCGGCGGCCTTGCACGATTGGGGGCTTTGCGACGGGTGGGACCGCCGAACGATCGGCGCGATCTTCCACGAAGCTTTACTTGCGGACGGCGTCCCGGCATGGCGTCGGCTTCTGATGTGGCTTGCAGTGTCGGTGCGTCGCTACTCTTAAAGACGATCGACTTTTCGGCTTCCCCCTTGTATCTCAAAAAACAGAACTAGGGTGCTGATGTGCTGTTTAATGAAGAAAATTATCCCGACGACAATCTTTCGCCGTCCGAAAACCGGGCTTTTCGGGCCATGGCCGACGAACGACTTTTTCGGAGGCGCGTTTTTGCGATACTAGCTAAAACGACCGCAACCGTGTTATGGCTTATGGGCGGCGCGGTTTTGGCGTTAAGCGGTGACTTTATAGGGGCGATGCAATGGTTGAAGTGATAAAGCGCAATTCTTGGACGATCTTTTTTGTAACAGGTTTGCTTTGGTTCGTGTCGATCGTCCTAACCGTTTTCGGGACACACCAGTTCAGTCATTCGCAAAACTTCACGCCATATAAAGACGTCGACATTGTGTCGGCCGACTTCGATGTCGAAACCGGGGAATATGTCTTCGTCGCGAATTTTTATAAAATCGAATGCGACCCAGAGACTTTACGGGTCGCGGTCAAGTATCCGGGACAAGGGGTCGATGTTGTTCCTTGGAAGGACATTGACGGGCGCGAAGACGACGAAAGTCTAGGCCTTGAAAGCCGATCGCGGGGTGAACAAACGCTTCGGATCAAATGGAAGATGGACCCAGATTTTCGGTGGTACGAAATCCGAACATCGCATCTTTGTCCTAAGAAGGGCGACGGGGCCGTCGAACGCGTTCCGGCACTTTTTGCAAGAGTAACAGGAAGTGAATGAAATGAAGACAGTCAAAAACGCACGGTCGATCGCGCTGAAAAGCTTTTCGATGTGGGCGACGTATCTCGGGTTGATAACCTTGATCGTCCCGGAACTTCGGTTCCTTTTGACCGGACACGACACGAACCCGGCGATCTCGTTTTGGGTCGGCTTCGCCTTGTTGGTTGCGGGCGCGATCGGCCGTCTAGTCAATCAAGGTATTTCCGATGGATAAGTTCGCAGCAATCGCCGCCGTTGTGGCGGCCGTGGGGGCGTTCTTCACCTTTTTAGGGGCCGACACACCCAAAACACCTACTTTGTCGCCAGTGACCGCCCATGGGGCGGCAGCGTGGACGGAAACCGCGCCGGTCGTTCTTCCGTTGATCGCCAAATGGGAAGGGAAGCGGAATGAAGCTTATCTTGACACAATCGCCGATCCGCCGATCTGGACGGTCTGCTACGGTCACACCGAAACCGCGCGACCCGGGCTTGTCTTGAGCGACCGAGAATGTTTGGACCTTTTGAAAGACGAAGTCGCCGTCTATTGGATGAACCTTCGACCGGCGTTCACGCCGACGACCCGGCAAACGCGCCTTCCACCAGCGCGCGACGCCGCGTTCACGTCTCTGGCCTATAATGTCGGAGTTGGCGGGACATCAAAGTCGACGGCCGTCCGGCGTTTGAACGCGGGCAACATCGCGGGCGCATGTGAGGCCATCGGCTGGTGGAACAAGGCGGGCAGCCGGGTGATCCGGGGTCTTGTGAACCGTAGGGCAGAGGAAACGAAACTATGTTTGCAAGGTATATGATCGGCGGTCTTGCGGCCGCGCTTGTCGCCGCCGGCGGGTGGGGTTGGTATCAATTCGATCAAGCCGAAGACCTTCGACATCGGCTTTGGGTCGCGGCGGCCGATCTTAGGACATGCGCCGCCCGGATCGACAACATTCAAGAGGACATCGAAAGCGATGCGAAAATTTCTGATCCCGCTCTTTTTGACGTCCCCTCTAGCTGGATGCTTCGGGACGTGGAATGAACCGCAGGTCGTCGACGATCCGCTTTTCTGCGACGTCGAAGAGCCGCGCCGGTTCACTCAGCGCGAAATTGATTGGCGAACGGCCAATGCGCCGGTGAACCTTGCCCGGGATTACCGCACGAATTTGACATGGGATCGCGAATGTGTCGGAGCCGAAGCGCCCAATTGAAGAAGAAAACTTCGCGATCCGGCTTCGCCTTGGCGGCGGGGCGATCGAATGGTTCATCGGGTTCGAAGTGACGTCCAGATCGACAAACCTGAAGCGGTGGGCGTTCTTTTCGGTGTTGATCTTGATCGTCGTTTCGGTCATATTTTCCGAACTTCTGCCACTGGCCTTGACCTTGGCAGAACAGGCGTCGCGGTGACGCCGACCCGAAAGGGAAAATTCACAGCTACCCCAAGCTTTTGAAGACCGCGAAAAAGCCCGGTGTGCCTCAAACACACCGGGCTTTTTTATATCTTATCCAGAAACGAAAGCTTTGGGTCGTCCGGGTCCGCGACTAGCGTGAAATCCCAAGCCGACCCAGAACCAACCGGAAGGCGTTTTTGTTTTACAAAACGGAAGGAAGCCATTTTCTTCAGGTCTTTTACGACTTGCAAAGTGCTGTTCGTCTTTAGACCCGCTTGATGAATTCGTGCTTCAATTTCGACCGGCGTCATAGGCCGATTGAGTTTCATATGGCGCGCGATTATTTGATAACGGTTCATTGGGGTTTCATTCCTTTTTGACTGGCGATCCGGTCGGCGGCGTTAAGGTATGCGGCCGCTTGGCTTTGAAAATAGGCCGACATCGACAGGCAACCCAAAGCCCGCCAAGCGTCTCGAAGACTAGAACACTGAAGCGACAGGTTCGAAAGGTCGGCGACCTTTTGGATGTCTCGCGCGGTTGCGGTTTGGCCGATCATGCATCTTTCCTTTCTATGGATTGGGCTAGATCGTTGACCCGGTGTGTGAATTGACGAAGGCGATCGGGGTCGATCCTTTCCCGGTGCGATCTCAAGATCAAGTGATTTAAGAACAGATCAAGAGCGGCCGACGTTGACAACATCATAAGTTTTTCGGATGCCGTCATTGTCGGCCGCGCGACGGGCTTCCCTTTCCCGAACACGTCAAACACCCATGCAAGTGTTGAAGGCGACTTGATACATCGCGTTGACCGCTTCAGTCTTCCCGTCGGATGTTGGCCGGACGTTGGTCGACAAGACCAATTTCCAAGCCGCAACGATCAAGCGATCATAGTCTTCCGGCATTTCTTGGGCTTCCATTTGTTCGCGAAGATTGTCGACTTCGGGGGCGGAAAAGTGTTGATGCGCGAACATCATTTGCGAAGCGGTGAAGGCGTATTCGCCGCATATTTCTGCGTTTACCGGGGTGGCGGCCAGAACGACCGCCGTGATGATGCTGGTGAGCATGGTTTATCCCTTTTCGATTTGAAGCTTGGAAGAGGAAATCGCGGTGCGATCCTGACCCGGGGCGGCATAGAGCCGCCCGAACGGGCCTTTGTATAGCGCGACGTCGGTTTCAATGTGTTCAAGCGCGACGGACGGTTTGGACGTCGACCCGTCGGCCTTTAGGCGGATGAACCCGGACCCTAAAGATCATCAGTCGGTTCGATACCAAGCGCGGCCATCATTTGCGCGCGCATGTTGTCGACCCGACGGGCGTTCATCTTGTCGATCAATTCGGCCTCAGATTTCAAAAGACCTTCGATCGCGCCTTCGTCGACCTTGGCAAACGCCCATTTATACGCCGTGTCTTCGTCTTCGATCGGGATCGGCACGTTGTCGGCGTTATACACGCGGCCGACCGTGAAGAAATCTTTCGCTTGGACGACGACAAGGTCGCCTTTTTCAAGGTCTTGAAGCGTCGTTTTGTAAGTGTAAACTCGGCCGCCGTTTGCGCCCAAAGTGACCTTAATCATCCGGACGTTTGTGTCGGCGACGGGTGCGAATAGTGATGTGTTTTTCATGGTTTCAATCCTCAAGGTTTGTGCCGCGCGACAGTGCGACGATTTCGTTGATTTCGTTCAAGTCGACCGCATAGAAGACAAACGGTCCGGCCGTGACCATAACCAGATCGCGAAGCGGGACGTCTTGCGGTGGGACGTTTAGTTCTTCGGCCAAATCGGCGACCGAAAAAAGACCGCCGTCTTTGACCAGTTCGTGAACCTCAGACTTCAGGTTTCGTGCCGATTGTTCATCGACCCGACGGGCGACGCCGACCGCGCGCCAAGGAACACCGTCCTTGGCTTTGTCTGGGTTGTTCGGAACGACGTGAACTTCAATCGTCTCTTGTTCTTTGATCTTGAACCGTTGGACGATCGACGGCGGGACATAAACTTGATCTGGTGTTTGCGTCGCGTAAGCAAACGCAAATCCTTTTTCGGGGTTTATGTTAGGAACGAAAATTTCGACAGTATTGGACATCTAGTTTTCCTTTTTACTAGGGGGTTATGGGTCAAGCGGTATGCTTGACACATTCGGGGCCGAAACCGCTTTCAATGCTTTCCGGTGTTGTGAGTTTGCGGCCGCATCGTGCGCAACGGCCTTCATGGAAGACCGTCACGGTCTCGGACATGGTTGTGTCGCGCGACATCGCGATCGCCGTCAAAAGCCAATCCAGAGCCTTGAAGCGGATGTCTCCCGGGCGACCTTTCTTTCCCGCCACCAAAACCCGGCCGTTGCGAAGCTGAAGCGTGTCGCGAAGCATGGTCGAAAAGAAACCGACATATTCGAAATCGGACATATTGTCCGACCCGACCAATGTCTTGACGAAAAACATCGACTTCCCGTCGGCCGCCTTCGTGATCTTGAACGTGAACCGCCTCCCGGTCACGTTCGAAACGATCGTGATGGTGGCGTTCCCGGCGGTGATGAAGCGGATAAAATCGGGGGCTGATTTGATAGCGTTGGACATTTTGGACCTCAGAGAAACAGGGGTGACAGACAGATGATGAACAGGGCGGCCGACCCGATAAGGTCGGCCAAGATGTGACGCAGCTTCATAGGTCAATCACTTCGATCGTGTGACGCGCCCGGACGGCCGCCTTCGACTGTTCGTTCATCTTACGCGCCCAACGCTTGTAAGCGCCAAGCGCGGGTTTGCCGGTGTAGCCGTATTTGGCCGCGTGGCGGATCAAATAGGAATAGTTCGCACCGGCATAGATACGAGCCGGGACATCGAAGGACGGTTCGTCGCGGTTGCGAAGATATGAAAGGTTTCCGTCGGCGGTCTTGGCCGCACGGGCGCGGTCAAGCGAATGACCGGACATTTTTACTTCGCCGGTCGCCTTTTCGACGATCATCCAAGCGGCCTTGACGTTCCGAGTTCCGTTGTAAACGTCTTCGAAGCCGTTGGAGAATTTTGCGGTGATCTTTGTCATTGATTGGGTATCCTTACATCTAAACGCGGGGCCGTTTGGCCGCCGGTAACAAAGACATAAGGTTTTGTTTTACGTTATACAAGAGAAAACCGGGACCAGCGGCGAAAAAGAAATGTTGGCGCATTTGGTAACGCTCGACCAATCTACATCTGCGATCAAAACCTTCACGCGAGTTGATTGTTTGCCGGTCCCGGCGGGTTTACGTTATGCCAGCACATTCGCCGCCGCAAGCCGCATATCCAGCCATGTCGACCCAATTGTCTACATGCCCGGGGTTGTTCCAAGCGCGCACAGTCTTCAGGTCGATCATCATAATCGCGACTTGTTCCGGGGTGATGTCGACGCCAAGTCGTGCCGACCATAGGTCCGCGATTTCGGCGAAGTTGCGTTCGACCGGGCCATATGTCGTCGCCCGGTTTTTCAAGACGGCTTCGGCCGCTTCATCCAAAATTCTTTTGCGTCCGTTCATTTCGCTTTTTTCCCTTTCTTGGCTTCGCGTTTGATCTTTTCTTCGATCGCTTCCCGGATGAACTTCGACCGTTCGCCGGTCAAAGACGCTGGTGGAAGCGCCGCTTCAAGGTCTTCGGGAAGTCTGATCCCGATCGTCTTTGTCTTTGTCATTTTTCACTTTCCCTCTGTTCTGCGCTGTCGATCAATTCATCTTGGAGGACGCCGTGTCGCGCAAGACTGTCGGCGATCTTTTCTTCGATCGTCCCTTGGGTCGTCAGAACAAGCGCGTGAACGTCGTTCTTTTGACCGGTCCGGGCCAATCGGCGATTTCCCTGTTCCCATAGTTCCTGTTCGTCCGGAAGCGTGAACCAAACCGACGTTGAACAGCCGCCGACGTGAAGGTTCAAGCCATGGGCGGCACTTGCCGGGTGAACTGCAAGCGTCCCGCCGTTCTTCAACCAATCGTCGACATCGTCGATCGTCTTCAGATCGGGGTGACGGGCTTTGATCCGGTCCAGTTCGTGCCTATAACGATAGAAGACCAAAAGCGCGTCGCCTTGCATTTCGTCGATCACGTCGTCCAAAGCGTCAAGCTTGGCGGTGTGCAGTTCGACGAAATTTCGTTCGTCGTCGATATAGATCGCGCCCGAACAAAGCTGAAGCCGTTTCCCGCGATTGACCGACGGTTCAACGGCGGCGATGTGATGTTTGCCGATCTGAAGTTCAAGATCGGCTTCAAAGGCCGCCAGATCGCGCCGCACAGAAGCGGGAAGCGCGACAGGCACCGGAACGACCCGGGCTTCCTTGGCGGCACTTGCGCGCGGCATAGAATAAGCGAACGGGGCCGCCCGGTCTTGAAGTTCCTGTTCAGTCCCGGACATCGGAACCCAAATCCGCCTTTCGCTGTCGACGGGATAAAACCAACGGCCTTTGAATTTCGCCATCGTCGGCGCGAACGGGGTCTTCCCGGGGGTCGCGCATGTGACATAAGATTGACCCCAAAGACCCATAATCGAATTTCCGCGCGGCGTCCCGGTCAGGCCAAAGCGAACGTCAATATCCAATATCGGCTTGCGGACTTTCTTGAACCGGCGCGTCCCGGGGTTTTTCATTTTTGACACTTCGTCAAAGATCACCGACCCGAACGGCCAAGGGTCGCCGGACAGTTCGTCGGCAAGCCATGGCAACAGTTCGTAGTTGATAAGATAGAAGTCGGCGTCTTCGTATAAGTGCTTGAGCCGTTTCGCGGGCGAATATTTCCCGGTCAAAAGACGGGTTTCAAGGTGTTGAAGATGTTCCCAATTGGTGAACTCTTGTTGCCACACCAGTTCCACAATCCGGCGGGTCGCGACGACTAGTGTTGGACCGCAAAACAGATCGGTGACGGCCGTCGCGGCGACGGTCGTCTTCCCGGACCCGGGCTTCGCCCAAAGTTGGGCGCGCTTCCGGGAAACAAGTTCGTCGATCGCCCTATTTTGTTCGGTCGATAGATCGGCGCGCTTTAGCAATTGCCCCTAGTCCCTCTTGATGTGATCGACAGACAAAGACCGTTTGACCCATGGCCGCCAGTTGTTTGTGCCGGACTTTCTGGTTCGGCCGAAGGCGGCCGTCGACGGTCTTGAATTCGATCCAGATCATCGCACCCGGATAGTCCCGGCCAAGCGGGACAAGCCGATCGGGCCAGCCGTCCCGGCCGAACTTGATCGCGTCGATCCCATACACTTTCCGGGCTTCGACGACGAATTTGTTTTCGATCGACTGTTCAAGCGATGCCATCCGGTTTGCAATCTTTTCTAGTTCTTGGACCGCGGAAGCCGCGACCGTTGCGCGTTCCTCGAAAGTCATTTGCGATACCGTCCAGCCGAAAAAGTGTCGACTGCCAAAGGGAAGTCGACAAGCCAATCCGGCGCGCGGGTCATTTCGGTTTCGAATTCATCGAAGCGGCCGTCGTCCAATTCGACAAGTTCGTCGTGAACGGTCAGGCAAAGCTTGTGATCCAGTTTGTCG